AAACAGTCTGAACTTCATTCAATACCCATAATGTATCTTGTTTATCCTCTTCTATATTAGAACCAAGCATAAGTTGTAAAGCACTCAAATCAAATTTCGCATCCGTTGCAGTAATTTCAATAGATTTAGATTTTACAAGGTTATCAATAGGAAATAAACTATCTCCTCCAAAAATATCATCTATTTCCACATTAAAATTTATCCTCAAATCCTGCAACGTACCAAGAGTTATAACTTCAGCACCATCATCAGTTACTCTTTTGGCAAGCATTGTGCCTACACCTTTTATGATCATCTTCTTGCCCATCTATATCACTCCTTACAAAAATCTTATAAACACATATCCAACCTCGCAACATCATTTTTAGTATAGTAAAGATTAATGAAAAACTATCAATTTTTAATCATTAAGTGCAACAAACATATCAAAAACTAAGGTAAAACAATAAGTATTTTGTAAATTAGAACGACTTTCATATCCTTCTACAAAACTTGATTCAAAAGTTTCTACTCCCATCATTGGATTTAATTTCTTTTCAAACAATTCAATTATCCTTTGTGCAATATTTAAAGCCAAATCTACATTATCTTTTGTATATATATCAAACATAAAAGTTGCATTATACACCTCTGCATTTTTTATACCGCGCTTCCCAGCAGGCGAATAAAAAGTTATTAGAGGAAGTTCATCAATAATAACCTGGGGTTGACTTCGTTTTTGTATACGCTTTGCCTTTTTTAAATTATCAGTTTTATCTGTTATTCCTAATAAAGTTAACAAAACATCATCATTAGCCAAAATTTTATAAATACCATTATAAAGATTAACTATAGCCACATTAATCTCTCCCCAAAACAAATTTCCTTTTCACTTTCATATAATTAAATGGGGATAGCTCTGAAATAACCTTCTCATACATTGGAATTGCCTCATTTTGAATAAACTCATCAAAAGTTTTCTCAAACCAATGTTGAGGTACAATATCTTCTCCAATATATTCTCTAAACTTCTCTCCTGACCCGCCACCAAATATAGAACCTGTTATCCTAACATTTCCACCAGCATCACGCCATGTTCCATTTTTTCGAGACCGTGAAACTATCTCTTTACCAGTTCTATAAGGATTCGGGTCTCCTAAATCCTTAACCTCTGGAATGTCTTCTGCATATACTCCTGTTCCATATTCATAATAAATTCCTATATGTGATTCAGGAAAATTATCAGCCATTGCTGACACAGCTGTTTCAATTAAAACACCTTCTACAACTGAAACTCTTTCTGCTACAATAGAACTTAATAAAGCATTACGTCTTTTAGCATCACTTGTTTCATCCCCACCAGCCAATCTAACTTTATTTGTTTTCATATGCAATCTCTCAACTGATTCTTTCAATCGCTCCAGTAACAAATCACGAACTCTCATAGTAACCTCTTTCATTCTGTCTCGTAAATCATGAACATATTTTTTATAATCAAAAAATATGACATCATCACGTTTTGACATAACAACATCCCCTAATTGACACTTGAGCTAACTGAAATAACCAATAAATTTTCATAGCTAAGACTATCAATCCCTGTTATTTTTAGACTTGCTGGCGGATTGGCAGTTTTAAGAATAACTTTATCGGTTAAAGAAATCGGAACTGCTGGAATGTACAACGTGTATTGATTGTCAGGATACAACCCAGGTTTATATTGTGTCAAATCTACTCTATCACTGTACATATAAATATTTAAATCACTTACTTTAATAACATCATCCACATAAATATTACCAACATCATCTGCTGTTTCTTTCTTGCCGACCACATCAATTACAGCATTACATTTAAGCATCAACGTATTCACACTGGCTATTTGATTATCTATAATTTCATCTGAAGAAGCAACAACAATATAGTATTCATTACTAATGGTGTTCTTAACAAGGGTGCCATTTTTAATATTAACATCAGGCAAAAATATGCCTTTTCTATAAACTTCTAATGATAGAGTAGTGTTACTTGACTTATTAGCTTTCCCAATTAAAGCTTTAGTAGTTAATTGAGGTATCCAATTGATCACACCACTTATACCATTATTAATATTAAAAATATCAACAATCACGCCTTCACTTTCAATAATTTGTCGTTTTTCCAATATCAAAATTAATCACCGCCAATGGGTATTCTATTACCCTTCTTTATATCAAGCAAAACAGGTATGACATTTTCTATAACATCAACAGTTGTAATATTACTTAAATATGCTTCCACTTCATTTAAATATTTTTGTGCATTAGCTTCCCAATCAACTTTATCCTTTTTCCACCGTACATCAATTGTCTGAACATCAACTTTAATTCTGTTAGGCATACTCGGGGCAAGCAAATAACAAATATATGACAAAACAGCATTTTTCAAATACAACAAATCTTCTTCGTCTGTAATCAACTTATAATCTGGCACTCGCTTTTTAATAACAGATTCAGCCATTTCAGAAATAAAAATATTATTTATATCAGCATCAGGTAGCTCATATTCTGATACACCTAACTTTGCGCGCACTAAATTCTCAAATCCAGGTTCTAAAATTTCCATAATTATCACACCTTATTTATATTGCTCTACAACAACAAGCGGTCTACTAAATGAATACAAAATCACTCTATCTGGATTCTTAAAAACTTTTTCTGAATCTGGCTTTACCAAATCAGATTCATCATATTTCAGCTCTAGATCACTAACATACAAATCCCCACCGCCAAGATTTTTCACAACAACTTTCTGAACTCCTTGCACTAAATTAACAACAAATAATTCATGTAAATTCATTCTAAATTCTTGTTTATCTACCATCCCTAAGTTTTCTACTTCTACTAATTCATCTGACTTCACTTTTTTAGCCATCTATTCCCTCACCTCTCAATTATTAGCCAAAAGTCGCTACATTCCGTAGCGACCTTAGCTAACTTACTTTAATTAGATTACTCTACGGAGTAATCACATCGGCAATTAAGAAACCAGCTACATTTGATACCATCTTCTGGTCGTACCATCTTTCTACTTCAGTTATAGTGGCTCTTCTTCCTTGTTCATACCATTTTCTTACAGCTACTGCTCCTTGACCATCTTTATTCCACATAAATGAATAACCAATAGAAGCAATTTTCTTTCCAGGAGTTGGAGGAATATACGCAAGAACTGCTGAATTACCCCAAATATAATTAAGCACGTCAGCTTGTCCAGGATTTGTAGCAGTCGATTTTAATGCAGAACCTACTAAAATATTGTCTACACCAAACAAAGTAGCCATCAAATCCTTAGTTAACACACCTAATTGGGTATATTTTATGCTTTCTATCAATTTTGGATGTATCTTTAATACATTAAATACTGGCTCTGATATAATTAAAGTATTAGCTCTTAGACCAGACCTTTTATGAATAGCCGATTTAGCATCTTCTATATCAGCTATAGGATTAGAATTAGAATAATCAGACCATTTTACATTTAATGTTTGAGAAAGTCCAGAGTCATAATTTGCAGGATTTAGAAGTTTTGAAGCCGCATCTACCTCTTTATTTAAAAGTATCATATCGGTGAGCATTTCCACAGCGTCAGCTTCTAACGTAAATATATCATCAGCATTTTGAGCCTCTTCATCAGGAATTGGATGACGAAGAGCATGTCCCTCACAATAATACTGGTCATTAGAAAGTCTCCAGTTAACTTCATTAGATTCACTACCAGGTGCTCTTCTATCATCTACTACCCTAAATCTTTCTTTGCCAAATACATAGTATTTATCCGATTGTTTATTAACTAATATTGGTTTAAAAATCAAATCGGCTATATATTGTTCATTTTTATAACCTATAGAAATATTCGTTAAGGCTTGATCAATATGCACACTTCCAACTGTAGGCATTAAAACTCACTCTCCTTCACATTAATTAAGCTATGGTAATAGTATGAATTGCTATTCTAACAGGAATAACATCGCCATCAACACCAGATTTTTCTGCAAAACCTAGTACATTGTAAGTACCAGGTGTTGAAGGTAATGCTTTTACTACTCCACCAACTCCTAATATAACACGTTGTCCGTAACTTACTGTACCGCTTAACTTAACTTGAGCTATGCCTTCCAAAGTAACAGCAATATTCTTACCTGTTAAATCACCGTAATTATGAAATTCATTATTTACTACCTCATCACTATCTACAACACCCAACGGTACATCATTATCTTGCGTAGGTTTCACACAATAACCATCTTGAGCTCCGTACGTGACAGCAGTATACATAGGAATTCCATCGGCATCGCCGATAGCATAAGTTTTAATGAAATCAGCTGTTTGCCCAGCCATTATTTCTCACTCTCCTTTAACTTTTTATACATAATCTTTGTAGCCTCAGCTAATGAAATATTATTTTCCTCTGCATATTTTTTAGCTTCCTCTGCCACATAAGCCCTAAATTCTTCATCAGATGCAAATACTGGCTGTTTATCAGTTTTATCTTCAGGCTCTGTTACTCTTCCATCAGGATACTTAGCGTTAACTTCTTCTCTGAATTTTTCATAAGTTTCTTTGATTTCTTCAATAGACAAGGTACTTAAAAACTTCCTAAACAGCTCTTCATTAAATAAATTGCCATGAGCTCTTATTCCCATTTCAATAGCATCATTAATCAAACTGTTCCTGTATTCTTCTGCTAATTCTGCCTTCTTAGAAAGCTCCTCCTTTTCTGCTTCGAGCTGTGCAATTTTTTCATCACGTTCTGCTATCTGCGCCAACAATTCTTTAGATTTCTCCTCTGCCTGCTCTTTTAAAGAGACCACAAATTCATCAATAAATCTTTCAACATCATTTGTGTCACTTAATGTCACACCATATTTACTAAGTATCTCTTTTAATTTTTCTGTAGTCAAATCCTCATCACTCCTCAAATTCTCATTTTTTTGTTCTGTATAATACATTACTACTCCATCTTTAGCCATATAGGTGTATACAACTGCACCTAATGGCACTGATTTAATATTATCTATCATTTGTAGTTTAGTGCTGTCTTTCAAATTTGTAACACTATTTGCTGAAAATTGTTTTTGTATTGATGCTCTATCACATGCTCCTGCAAATACAAGGGAATTTTCCAATAACTCGCCATCGCCATCTTCACCAACTATTGCATAACACAATTCGTTTTGTATAACTCCATCTCTCTCAATAGCATAAACTTCTCCAGGAAAATGAGGACATTTAGCAAAATCCCTAATATCATTACCGCAAATAGAACACTTATATGAACTAGCTCTAAACCCAACAGAAGTATCAAAAATAGTTCCAAACATAATTCCTTTAACAATATCATTTGTTGTCATTCCACTTTCTGTATTACGATTTAAATCTATATAAAACGAACCATACAATGTATTAACCACATTACCATTTTCATCAACTTCAGTAACTTTATAAGCATCAAATGACCTACCTATGGGTAATTGATCCGAATTATGCCCTATCAATAAACCAACTCCACTTTTTGTATCTTGCATGAACTTTGTAAGTAAATTATCATGAACTTTTATCATGTGGGACTTAACTAAAGAATCATCTATCATTAAATCATTAAATACAAACACATCATCTTCTGTTAATGGTATCAAAGCAAACTTATTTATTTTTTCAAGTTGTTCGGGAGTAGGTTTTAGATATTTCATCCCACTTCCACCGCCACTATTATCAGTAATCGTATCAGAGTTGGTTTCTCTAAATCTGTTTAATTGTTTGGTTGCTACTTTTCTTAGCTCCTCTTTATCTGAATCAGGAATATTACTATTTTCAACCCTTGCTAAAGCATTTTGACAAGCATTATGAACCACATGCGGTTGATCATCAATAATATCACAATATGGAAATTTTAACTGCTCAAAATTAACAAGTTCGCCTGACTCATGCCAAAAATAACATTGCTTTAATTTAGCAAAATTTACTTTATCTTTATCCCCACTCCCATCCGATGAAGCCCACTTACGAAGTCGTTTCTCAGCTTCACTTGCATCCCAAGTTCTGTCCTTTGGAGCTAAAGGAAAATCATGATAAGCTTCAACAGGCATTCAAATCATCTCCTTCTATGCATTAGGTTTTGTGTCAGGATTTCCTGAAACTGGCTTACCATCTTTATTTGTTATACTATTTATTCTTTGTAAAGGCTCACCAACAGCTTTATGCCCAACTGCTAGCATAGCCGCTTCATCTTGTGTTATCCAACCCTGATCTCTCATAAATGCATAATTAAGCAATGCGATTTGTTCAAATTGTGCCTTTTCAAGTTCAGTACGTGTATCAACTGGGTTAAATCTAAATTCTACAATACCTTGTTTACCACGTATATTTAAATACAAAGTTAAAGCCCTACTCATTAATGTTGCAACAACAGATTGGATAGCTTCTACACTCTTCAAATAAAGTTTTACTTCCATTTTTGCATAAGATTCAGTTTGTCCTTGTGAACGTCGTCCCATTATGGTTGACAATGTCTTTAAACCAGCCATTACTAAATTATCAATTGCGCTCATTAATTTTTGCGGGTCAATTAAGGCTCCGCCACCCGCTTTACCACCAACCATATCAATCTTAACACTATCATAATGAACAAAAGAATCATCTGGATCTAAACTATTATACATAGTAATAATCTCATTCAATCTATCATTAAGCCATTTCTGCTTCTTCTCCTCATTATTTCTAATAGAAATAGGCATTCGATTCAAAAGAACCTGTTCAAGAACTGTAATATCAAATCTTGGATACCCTTGATTATGAACAACGGCTTTTATATCATTCAAAACTTGCAATTGAAACAAAACAATATTTAAAGCAGCTAAGAACGGAGAACGACCATAAGGATCATCTATGAGCTCATCCAAACCTTCATAAAAAAATGTCGGTATATCTAAAGACAATGTACCCATTTTCTGATAAGGGACAAATCTATTATTTTCAAATTTAAATGTTATAGTTTGAGGGTCTACTGGAGCAATAAAAGCTACATCACTCTTATCTGATGTCAACACCATTTCAAATGATGCGGCACCACGTGTAACCACAGAGAGCAACAAAAAGTTTATTAATTTATCAATAGACCTCGATTTTTCAAAGCGATTAACATTTGGTACTTTCAATGAATCTATAAATCTTGCTATAATTTTTTCTCCCTGGGCATAAGGTTCATCAGAACCTAATTTATGGACATGAATACTATACCCGCTATTACCAATTCTCAAAAAATTCCACAGTGCATAAGATACATCGGGATGAGCATCAATCAAAATATCTATTAATTCAAAAATTCCGTACGATTTAAACCGTGTTTCATCTAAACCGAGTTGACTTTTAGCTACACGTGGTAACATTGTTGGCATACCGCCAGTATTAACCTGAGTAGGTACAGAAGTTCTTGCACCGCCAAAATCATCAACATTTATGTTTCTATCACTCATAGATTGAGAACTATTGCGTAAAAATCTTGTATTAAGAACACTCTTCAATCCCGAAACAATTCCCATTAAACCACCACCACTATATTAAATCTGAAACTCTATGAAAAACCATTTTACGTTTATCTACAAACAATTCAACAACGCCAAATCCTGCTGAAATAAAAGGATACCCTTTTTGTTCACCATATCCACCAAATTCTAAAGCAGTTCCAGTATTAATAAACATCTGCTCCAAATCAACAAATTTCTCACTATCCAAATTTGGAACACTTATTTTTCGTGTAAAATAAAATAATTTATGGGTATGACCCATTGCATATACATGTGCTATAGCCTTATCTCGCATTTTTAATAAATTATTTATTGCTGATGACTCAGTTACACCGCCACCACTACCATGCCAAGCATACACAGAATAAACCAAATCACCTACTTTAATATTTAAAATTGCTGAAAACTTACCATACGCATTATAAATATCAAGTCTATGACAAAATTCTTGTACAATTTCAAATGAGGTATCTCTTATAATCCTCTCTTCATGATTTCCTTCAATCACCAAATCAATCATATCAGCATAAGGTTTAAAAATATTAACAGCATATTCAAACTGCTTATATGCAGGATATTCCTCATCATATACAGCCCGCCCCACCGAAGTTTTAGTAGCCGCTTCAATAATGTCCCCCATTAATAATATACGAGTTCTATCCCTGTTCCTTTTAGCAAATAACAAAGCTTCATCCAAATATTTTTTATTGAAATATTTATTGCCCAAATGTGTATCTCCAATAAATAACAAATATACCGATTTATATTTTCCTTCGTATCGTGAATTAAGCTGTTTCAAGTAAATCACCACCACTCATTAATAGAATAGGCTAAAAACAAAAATTTCTAACACTTTTCCTTGAATTTTTTCCATTTCAACAAAAATAATTTTTAAAATTGAGAAATTTATTAAAAATCTAACAAAATGCTGATGTGGGTACGGAGTGGAGGTGGGGTGGTAAAAGAAAAGAAAAAGAAAGTAACCAAAGAAAAAGAAAAGAAAAAATATAAAAGAGGTATTATTAGTTATTATTAATTTATTTATATATTATATATGCTGCGTTTAGGGCTAATTTTATGTTTTTTTTATTAAAATTCCGCCCATGATGTAAACGATAACATATAGATAATTTCTGCTTTTTAATTGTGTTCTATTTTTTAGAACACAGCCGTTTTTGTGTTCTATTTTTTAGAACACAGAACCAAGTTTGTGTTCTATTTTTTAGAACACAGAAAGACAGAATATTATAAAAATTAAGAAAATATTATTTTTTAATATGCACATTAAATTTTCTTTGTTACATTCGTATATAAAAAGTGCGGGCAACAAATGAGTTTTTCTATAATATCTGTTTATTAATCTTACAAAATTTAGGTGATAAAAATTAAAAAAAGTACACTAACCTAATAGTACAAGGATAAATTTCGTCACCACTATTAAGCTAAAAATTGTAAATTCTGATGGGGGTAATTGGCATGAGGTTCTTAGAAGAAAACTTTATTGAAAAATATAAAAATTTAACTCCACCGTTTACTGAATTAGGAAAATTCGTTTATTATAGAACCTACTCTCGATGGTTAGAAGATAAAGGCAGACGTGAAAATTGGCTTGAAACATGTGAAAGAGTTGTTAACTATTCGTTGTCATTAGAATATAAACACAGAATTAAAAATAACTTACCAGTTGATATACAAAAAATGAAAAAAGAGGCTGAAACACTCTTTGATAATATGTTTAATTTAAGACAGTTTCCAAGTGGCCGTTCAATGTGGGTTGGTGGTACAATTGCAGCGGAAAAATATCCTACAGCTAACTTTAACTGTAGTGGATTAGTTCTTAATAGTTTTTATGATTTTATAGATTTATTTTATCTTCTTATGGTAGGTACAGGTGTTGGTATACGTATTTTAAAAGAAGATGCAGAAAAATTTGAAAATTATAGAGCTAATCATGAGCTACTTGCATTACAGTATACCCCAAAAAAGAAAAGCGAAAGATTAGAATTGTCAATATTAGATGTAGATGATACATCAGCAACAATATATGTTGGAGATAGTAAAGAAGGATTTGTTGGTTCTTTGAAATTATATTTTGATTTGATAATAAAACCAGAGTATAGCCATATACAGACAATTAAAGTTAACTTTGATAGTGTCCGCCCAAAGGGAGAAAGATTAAAAACATTCGGAGGTACTGCTTCTGGACATGAAAGTTTAAAAACCATGTTTTTGAAAATTTATAAAGTATTAAAAAATGCTGGTGGTAAACTCAAACCAATAGACATATTAGATATAGCAAACATTATTGGTGAAAATGTAGTGAGCGGCGGGGTTAGAAGAACATCAGAAATTTGTTTATCAGATGATGAAGAAATAATAAAAGCTAAACAAAACATTTATTCTTACGATGAAAGCGGAAATTTAATTGTTAATACAGAAATATTGCATAGGACAATGAGTAATAATTCGATTTATTTTACGTCCAAACCATCTAGAGAATATCTTCATGAAATTTTACAGAGTATTAAAAATACAGGTGAACCAGGATTTATAAATGCAGAAGCCGCCAAAAAAAGAAGAAAAGATTTCCAAATTATCAATCCTTGTGCAGAAGTATTATTAAAAAACAAACAGTTGTGTAATCTAACAACTGTTAATGCGAAAGCATTTATTAAACCAGATTCAACATTTGATGAAGACAACTTTATTAAGGCAATGAGATTAAGTGCAAGAATTGGATTACGTATGACATTAGTAGATTTAGAATTACCAGATTGGGATAAAAATCAAAAAGATGACAGGTTAGTAGGAGCTAGCATTACAGGATGGCAAGATATGGTTGATATATGTAAATTAACTAGAGAACAACAAATAAATATTCTGAAAAGAGCAAAAGCTGAAATAAGAAATGAATTAGAAAAATATGCTAATGAATTAAAAGTGAACGTGCCCCTATTAGCTACTACTGTTAAACCAGAAGGAACAATAAGCCAGCTACCAACAGTTTCAAGTGGATTACATTATTCTCATAGTCCTTATTACATCAGAAGAGTACGTATAAATACACATGATCCGTTATGCAAAGTGGCAGAAGAACTTGGGTGGAATGTATATCCAGAAGTTGGACAGGATTGGGAAACGTGCACCACAAAAGTTATTGAATTTCCAGTTGCCTCAGGTGCTTCAAGAACAAAGTATGATGTATCTGCAATTGAGCAATTAGAAAACTACAAAATGTTTATGGAACATTATGTAGAACACAATGCAAGTATAACAGTAACTGTAAAAGAAGACGAATGGGATGACGTAGAACAATGGCTATGGGATAACTGGGATATTGTTGTAGGAATAACTTTTATATCTTTAAACAACAACGTATATCCACTTGCTCCTTATGAACAAATAACTAAAGAAAAATATGAGGAAATGAAGATTAACATGAAACCATTTGATGAAACATTATTATTGAAATATGAAAAAGTTGAAGAAGAACATGAAATAAGCGATGACGAATGTGCTACTGGAGCATGTCCAATTAGATAAAAAATTTATTTTTTCACCTTAAATAATTTACTTATATATCGTATGTATAAAATGAAAAGATGTATACATTCTCCTTTCCTTTCATACGCCCCACCCAAAAAGTGGGTGGGGAATATAAATATGAAGGTGGAATATTGTTATGAATGAGATGCAAATATCTAAACAAGATGAATTTGGAAAAACGAGGATAGTTGAAATAACTGATAAACATTTGTATGAAGAAATTGTAAAAGAATTATATGATATCTACAAAAGAAAAAATCATGACTATGGAGACAGTTTTTCCATAGTATATAAAAAATTTGGACTTCAAAGCGCTGTAATAAGGTTATGGGATAAACTTTTAAGGTTAGAGACTCTACTTAATGCAGAAGCTCAAGTAGATGAAAGTATCGAAGACACACTTAAAGATATAGCAAACTATGCTATTTTAACATTAATGGAGCTTAAAAAATCGAATAAATCATATTTACAATTATGAACAGAGCCTGCCACGCCTCTGTTGCCCATACAAAGCATATTAGCTGTTTTGCTAGCGAATAGCAATATGCGGGCATTATGCGGACTAGGGCAGGACATTATATAAAATTTATTTTGCTCGTCTGCCAAGTGCAGAAGGGGCGGAGAAGTCGTCCTCACATATGAGGCCAACTTCGGACATAGGGGAATAACTTAACTGGGAGAGTGCTGGTTCAAAATCGTTGGTTGCGAGTTCGAGTCCCGCCTCCCCTGCCAGATGTGTAATTTTTGGTAATATAACTTTTACAACTGCCGTAATTCCCAACGCTGTTGGGAATATATAAGATGCAATGGCTTCCGTGTGTAGGAGGCAGTTTTGCGGGGTGTTTCTGCCCGACCAAAAAAACGCCCCAAATATATATGGGGTGCAAGGTATGCATAAATTTTCTTTAGAGAAAATACAAGAAGCACGTCAACGGCTATATAAATCTAGAAGTGACGGCAATGAAAAATATTATAGGCATTTGTTTATTAACCAATTTGAAATGCTTTCATGGCAATATGCACGATTTCTACAACAGGATTATAGCAATAACACAACGTTAAATGCGACTTGGTCAAAAACAGAAGATGAAGAAATAAAACGTATTGGATATGAAGCATCTTTCAAACGGAAATATGAATTGCAACCAAGAATTGACGAAATAACAAATAATTGATGCTAACATAACCTTTTGTAATTAATAATGGGGGATAAACATGGATAAAATAATTGAATTACTGACGCTTTATGATGATGAGCTTGGGCAAGTAAGAGTCATATCAAAAAATAATAATGTTCAATATCTTGTTATAAATGGGGAAAAAATAGATAAATTTAAACTGCTAGTTTTGGCTTCTATTAGTTCCAAACAAAGCAAAGAAACTGCACTTCAAATCTTAAATCTTGCTTCAGAATTGTTTCATCCGCAAAATGACCCAGTATTCAATGAACTTTATAACGTAGTAGCTCTTCGAGTAAATCAGAATATTCTGAACTCAGATTAAAGTGGAGGTGGGTTTTGCATGTCAGATAATACAATAAAAGTTTTTGATGGCGTTTTTAAATACATCTATAATCAAGAATTTGACATACTTGATGTTTTTATTAAAAAAGTAGTACCATCATACTCTGAAGAAATTTATAACGGTGTATATGTGTATCGCAATAGAGAAACAAATGATGTAGTTGGTTTTTCAATAATGGATTATAGTAAGAGAGATAAAAATGTTATTAATGAACATCTACCTATTCAGCTTGATTTTGAATATATTGACAGTCATTTAATTGGTAAAAAAGTAAAAGATGAAACAGAAAGTGAATTTCTAAAAGACTTGAAAGAAACAACTGCTTTTATAAAACATGGAATAGTTGTTTTATATGACCAAATTAATAAAACATATGACCTAATAAATGATAAAACAGACAGAAAATATGATTTAATAAACAAAAAATTAGAAACCATTAATGATGTATTTAATGACCACATAAGAACTCAAATTAATTCTGTAACAAATAAATTAGGTATTATTTCTAATTACATGGAAAAGTTGTCCTATAAAATAGAACGGATAGATAAGAAAATTGACAAATTAATTGACATAAATTATGCATCTGAAAATAACAATTATGATTCCATAAAATTAGTCCCTTATATGATTGCTGGAGTTGTTTCCGCATTAGTGATTATTATGTTGTTATCCTTTTTTCATCTTAAATAATTTCACAATAAGGAGGGGGTATGATGTCTCAATCTATTTATGGGGCACATTTTTTACCTTGTGGTAAATATGCAAGAGATATTAATACAAGCTGTTCTACTGAATGTCCTCACTTTTCTAACGAGGAAATTGAACAATGTTATGCAGAGCATAAAAGAAAATTAATAGAAGCGATGAAAAAATTCTTTGGAAGAAAAATTAAAGAAGAAGAATGGTACATTTATCGTGATGTTTATTTTACATACATGTTAAAAGAAAATGGTGGTGTTAATAGTGAAAATAATACAGAAACAGAATGGAAAACTAGTGTGTCCTAATTGTCAAAAAGAAGATTTCAAAATAGTTGATTACGGACTTTCAAATGATAAAACGCTGGGAACTTATTATTTTATTGTTGTCTGTAAAAACTGCAAGCAAAAATACAAATACTTTAGTGATTTATAAGAGGTGTTTGTATGTTAAAAGTTAGTTTGTTAAATAAAGAAGATTTTAAAACTCTTTCTCCTTTAGAAATTGTAGGACAAACAGCGTCTGTTTGTTATAATACTAAAACAGATAAAGAAGGATTAAAAAGAATTGGTTTAAATGTATTACGTAGTCATCATGGTAGTCCTCAACGTGGAGTTATTTTTAGATTTAAAGTTGAAGGTTGGAATTTGCCACTCAAAACACAATTATTTAGGTATCAAGTCGGTTCATATTACAATGAAATATCACGTAGGCGAGTTAAAGTAAAAGAATCAGATTATTATATTCCAGATTCCTTAAAAGAACTTTATACTCCTAAAGAAATTGAATTATTTAAAAATATTTGGGATGTGTGTTATGAAGCATATGATGTACTTTACAAAATAAAAACACAATCACTTGATAAAAACAATTCAGAAGATAAAAAACTCATAGAAAGATATAAAGAAACTCTAAGATTTCTCCTCCCTCAAATGCAGTCAACAGATTTTGTATGGATGGTTTCATTAGAGGAGCTTATACATATATTCAACGAACGAAGATGTATTGAAGCACAACCAGAATGGCAAGAATTTCTTGACTTAGTAGAAAAAGAAGTATTAGAAGTTGAGCCAGATTTAAAAGAATTTTTAGTTGCTGGTTGTTATAAATGCGCCCACCCATGCAAGTATTATAAAAAACGGTGGTGGGAAGAAAAATAACCCGTTAATGGGTTAAATAATAACAATCACCAATTAAAAGGTTAAATTAAGGAGTGTAAATGTCGTGAAATATGATTTAGAGGATATTAAAAAAATTCAAAGAAATTGAAAGAGAACTAAAAATGTGGGAAAAGTTATTTGAAGCTTCCTCAAAATATCTCAAACCAAGTGAATACAAATATTCATATAATTTTATGAAATACCAGGAATATCTTTCAAAGTATCTCCATTTTAAACCACAAAATAACGGGGTGGGTGAAAATGTTAAATAAAATTAAAGTTTTCAGTGATGATAAAAATGTAATTATTGAAAGAGAGGAATTAACGATAGAAATACCGAAAGAACTAGCTTACAAACTTGCTGATGACTTGTATAAAGAACTATATGACGAACCTTCATACAGTGAACTAGAAGACAAAGTTTATAAACTAGAAGCCCAAGTAGAAGCATTAGAAGAAACGCTAGATTATTATAGAGAATTAGATGAAATATACGACTTTTATCATCGATACAAATAAAAAAATACCCACAACTGAACGTGGGTATTTTTTTTATTTTGATTTTACGCCTAAAATAGTAGGCATACTATAATGTTGACCTATATCAGGTTCATCTGTAGAACATAACCAAACGGCCGCCGCCCTTGCGTCTGACATATCCTTACTTTTATCCTTTAAATGGTCTATTTTACTGCCATTGATAATTTGAATATATTTCAACTCTTCATTAGCATTTAATCCATAATCTACAGTGTGGTCTAATAATTCAATTTGTCCTGTATAAATTAAATTTTTTAAATTTTGATATAACCGTAATTGGAATTGATTAGACCAGTTTTTATCTTCAGCATCCACACCGTATGAAATTAATCTTTGAACAACTTCGGCAGAATTAAACTTATCAAATAGAGCCTTTTTAACATATACTTGACTGCAAATCATTCCTAATATATCAGCTACATTAAGCAAATCTACGGGCAATCTTTCTTTTTTAGATGGTCTCCAAACCAATAATAAATCTTCAACAGGTTTATTAAATAGCTTTTCCACTACTTCCCCATTTTCTACAACAGTTATAGGAGTTGGCTCACCATGAAATAAAGAAATAACATAGCTGTCTGATTCAACACCACCGTCCCCACCAATATAGTATGTGTATGATGGGTCAAGATTTAAATTATAAATTTCTAATCCTGAATAATATTTTGTTTCTCCATTGGCAAGAGTTCTTGATGTAATAGTTTCTTGAATAATAATATTTGGACATTGTGCTTTCTTTCCCACCTTAACAACTTCATCAATCTTCTCAGGAAATTGAAAAAATCCTTGTTTAATAGCAGGGGGAATACATTCATATTTACACTTTGCACCCTCTGGGTCTCTCTCATAATCTTTTTGAAGTGATTCTCTTTTAATTTTAGGATTTACTTCCCATGATTTACCAATCATTGCAAAAATACTTTCATCTTTTGTTATTAAATAATTATTATACTTCTGCATCAAGAAATCTTCTTGACTTCGAGGATAACTTATAAAAATAAGAAGCATTTTATCATTAAAACGGGAAACAGCAGAAGAGCGCAAAGTATTATAAACAAACTCGGCATTTTTATATTCATATCCGCTTATTTCATCAAAAATAACAAGGAGTGGGTTAAAGCCCTCGTAAGCCTCTGCTTCAGAGTGGGCGGAGTGGGCAGTAACATTATTAAAAAATCTAATTTGATTTTTAGTAGTTTGATATTCATTATATGCTTTAGGATAATTATTGACCTGTTTAAACCATTTACAGCTTGCTAATCTTGCTTTTAGTTTTTTAAAAAACACATTATTAGCTTGATAAGAATTTATAGCCACATTTATTAAATCAATAGGTTCACCTTGTCCAAAACCAAAAAACTTTTGTGGACTATTCATACAACTTAACACATAAGCATAATAAGCTAAAATTCCAGACGCCAAAAAATCTTTACCAGACCCTTTTCCGAATATTAACAAAACCTCAGTAATCTTTGCATAATCTTTTTCATCTAAAGGCTTATGTTGCCCAAGTTTGCTCCATATAATTTTATTTATAACTTCCAAAGCTTCGGTTTGTTTACCTGGATAAGGACTTTCGCCCAAAAAATCCTTAGATTTAAAAAACGTAAGCAAATCTACTGGTTTTTCTCTCCAAACATCTTGAGTTTCTGTTTTCTCTTCAGCCATAGAAATAAAATTTTTTAATAAATCTTCAAATAAACTTTCACTTGTCATTTCCCCCACCTCTTATTAGCACAGCTCCTACACAGTGGAATATATTCTCCGACTCCACCTACCTTTATGGCTGAAGTTTTAGGTTCACTGCCAATATAAAACGAAATAGTTGCCATATTTGTTTTACAGTCACTACATTTAGTTCTTAACTTTACACAATTATCTGCCATAGAAGCTAAATATGACATAGCAGTAAAAATAGTATCTTCGGATGTCCTATCTAATCCAGATAAAATCACATGATAACCCATATCTCTTAATTTTAATACAGTGGGAATAAAAGTGGGATCATTTTCAAAAAGAGACGCCTCATCAATTCCAATTGCAGTAATTTTATTATCCAAAAGAAGGAAAATTTCACTAGCATTCTGGATGGGGGTGGCGGGAAATTCAATACCATCATGACTAACAATACAATCATTACTATATCGATTATCAATCATAGGTTTAAAACAAATAGCTTTTTCACCTGCTTTAATCAAATCATTAATTAAAGCAGAAGTTTTTCCGCTGTACATAGTACCCCAATATAAAGTTATTTCACCAACCATTATTCTCGTCCTCTCTATGTTCTAATATATCTGAAAACCATTTGGTTTCTTTAATTGTTTTCAATCGTTCTATAATAATAGGAATTTTATCTGGAACTTCTTCATACAATGTTTGTAAAATAATCTCCATAAACTTATGAACATTTTTATAATCATTTATTTCTTTTTGAATTTCTATCATTTTAGACAACAATTCCCTCATTTCAGAAGACACTGCCTTAAACTGATAGGGATTTATATACTTGCCTTTTTCTTCAGCATCTTCTTCCATCTTCTCCAATAAGTTTTTTGTTTTTTCATACAAATTATTTATTTCATAGATAATATCAAAACTTTGGTTTATCGTTTTAATTATCCTTTTTTGGCTATCTCTATAAAGCTTTCTTTTCACTTCAGGAATTGTTTCTAAGAATCTGGCCACAGTATCTTTATTAATAGGATCATCAGGTGGAATTTTACCACTTGCATTCAAATCTTCTGCTATTTGTTCATATGTTAATCCTGCTCTTCTCATATTAATTACATCTTCTTCAACCTTGTATTTAACAATTTTAGATACTTTAGTTTTAGACATTGCCTCACCACCTTATATTTTGTCTATATATAGTATAGTGCAGTTTCAGTTATTGTCTTTCATCACAAAATAGTGTAAAATAGAAATAAAGGAATAAAAAGAAAGGCGGAAGGGAGGTCTGGCAACTAAAGATAAAAAAACAAAATTTAAACAAAAGAAAAAAATAAGAATTGGTGGTGTAATAAATGAAGTGGTATACTAAAGGGTTTATCTTATTGTTCATTATCTTATTAATATCTAAACTTACAGGTGCGTCATTTGATCATGTTTCTAGTATAATAGGTGGTCTATTACTTTTTATTTGGGTTGTTTCACTAATTATTGTGGCTATCGCAAAGATAATTGAATTTATAATTAGATTGTTTAAACCTACGCCTCCAAATCAAGCCAAATCGGTTCAAATAAATAAAAAATAAGCCTTGTGATCAAGGCTTATTTTTTATTAAACATTTTGATTTACTTAATTTTGGTGCGGGCGGTGGGACTTGAACCCACACGAGATTATCTCTCACATGCCCCTCAAACATGCCTGTCTGCCAATTCCAGCACGCCCGCCTGCGTTTTTATTATACTGCTCACTTAACTCGTTTGTCAAGGTGGCAAACCTATTAATCATTTCAATTAAAATATCTATCACTGAGTAGTCGTACACCCATCTGTCTGTCGATTCTGTGAAAGCATTGGCGAGCGTTAAATGGTAGTCTAATGGAGAGTTTAATTTTATAGAAACATCCAATTTACCACTTTCATCCTCTTTTATGTAAATTTTATTAATTAGTAATTGTAATTCACTATCTTCTATGTTTCTTTCATTTAAAATACGTTTGAGCGTTTCTACACTATTTTCCATAGCTAGTTTAGCATTTTTACTTAATTCCTTTGCTTCATTTAAAGCTTTTATTTGTTCCTCAAGTAAAGCTATTTTTTCATTTGTTTCTTGAGTTAGTTCTTTGAATAATTCCTCTGTAATTAAATTTTTGGCTAATTGTTTGGCGTACTGTTTGATTTCTTCTTTTAAATCTATAATTTGTGTCTGTATTTTCTCAATAGTTTTATTATAATCTTTTTTACGTTCGTTCCAGTCCTCCATTAATTTTTCTACCTTTTTAATATTTTCAGTAGCTACATCTTTTACTTTTTCTAAGTATTGGTATACAATCTCATCCAATTCGCTTTCTCTTATGCGGTGGGGCGTACATAAACTTCTTCCAAAACGATGATATGCATTGCATACATATTCTATGTATTCTCCTTCTTTAGTTTTTCGTCTCTTTGCTACAAAGCTAGCACCACAGTCTTGACATATAATTAAACCAGCATATCTATGTATCTTATTATTAGTTGAAGCTCTAATATTATTTTCTGAACGATTCTTTCTAATTATTTGAGCTAATTCCCAAGTTTCTTTATCAATAATTGGTGTGTAAAAATTTTCATGTACTATATGTTCTTCTTTAGGTAATGTTTTTTTATAATTATAAATAACTGATCTTGTTGACACACCACATCTAAGAGTACCTATATATGCATCGTTTTCTATTATACGTAAAATAGTTCTGTCACTCCATATATCTTCCCCGACCCATTTCTTACCTTTATGAAATGTCTTACCCATTCTTTGTTTTTGATACCATGAAGGAGTGTGGTAGTGGTGGGAAGTAAGATAATCAGCAATTTTTTTAGCTCCATAACCATTTATGTATAATTTAAATATAAGTCTTACTATTTCTGCACATTCTTCATCAATTTTTATTTGCCCATTTTCTTTTATATAACCAAATGGTGGTATTATAACTAACCCCTCCTTTTGTTTCTGCTTAAATGCAGATCTTATTTTCCTACTTATGTCCTTTGCATATTGCTCATTAAGAATTTGTTTTATTCCTATTACCAAATCATCATTTTCATTAAAATTATCTATATTTTCAGTTACAGAGATAACTTTAACACCAGCACTTCTTAAATCATCTAACAATAAAGCAGTATAAGCTTTATGTCTTCCTAACCGTGATAAATCTTTAACTAATATTACATCTACCAGTCTTTCTTCAACCAATTCTTTTAACCTATTGAGTCCTGGTCTATCAAATGTCATACCCGATATATTATCGTCTTCAAGTATTTCAATAATATCATAATCTTTTTGTCTTGCATAGTCCATTATAATTTTCTTTTGATTATTAAGTGAATTTTGTTCTTTATCTTCATCTCTCGATAATCTTACATACCCATAAACACGTAATTGTTGAACAGGAGTCTTTTTTATTTTTTCAGTTGAGCTTGTCATACATTTACCCCCTATGTTGTATGTAATAATTAAAATTCACTTAGTAGACAGATAGTAATGTCTACTAAGTGAATTTTAGCATAACATTTCTTATTAATCAATAAATCCATTTCTTTTATAGTAATTTAATAGCACTACTTTTAAAAATTTTTCAAATTGTTCTTCTGTACCATCAGCTTCATAAGTTACAGTTTTTATTCTTTCGTGGTTTGTAGTAAAAATTAACTTATTTCCTTCTCTTCGCAAAAATTTTAGTTCCAATTTATTCACCTCGTTTGTACATTCATTCTCTATGTTTTACATACGAGGCGAAATATTTAAATTTAATTTGTGAGTTGAGTTTTTTATAAGGCATATTATTTACAGTTATTGGAATGACATTTTGCAAAAATTTCCCATAGGGTATGGGTAGCTACCCCGCCCGCACACAGGAAGCCGCTTTTTTCAAGGCACTGGGGGGAGTCAAGCCGAAAAATTCAACTGCCAAAAAATTTCCAAAACAACTTTTTGCAAAAAAGGTGTTGACATGGAGGATGGCGATTGTTAAAGTGGAGTCGTCAAGTGAACGACAGCTTGACAAATTCACCAGATTGGAGGTTAATAACATGACAATTTTAATTTCACCAATAAGCTTTTGGCTTATAGATAAAAGCTTAGATTTTACAGGATTTAAAAGAATTTTGCTTTTTTCTTCTGCAATTTTAATTTTAGTAATTGCATGTATAATTGATGTTAACTATAGTATACATCATAATTAGTGTATACCATAGTTAAAATAAATAAAATTTTAAAATGGAGGTAATAAAAATGAGTGAGAAAAATTATGAAGTAACAATTAAAGACGGTATTTTAACTTTAAAAGTGGACTTAACTCAATGTAGTCCGCAGTTATCTTCAACGGGTAGAAGTGCTACTTTTACTACTACAGGTAAATATTATATACCTGTAGAAGATAATAACCACGTTGAATATGGTATATCTTTTAGTGTATTTACTAAAGATAGATATATCATAGAGACGTTGAAGTCTAAAAATGCAATAGTGAATCCACTACAACAGTATACACCACCACAGCCACAACAAGCTATTAATATGAATGATACTAACACTTTATTAAAAATGATATTAGAGAATATGAATAGGTATGAGCAAAGACTTGAAGCATTGGAGAATAATAAATCTAAGAAGAAGGCTAAATAAAGCCTTCTTCCTGTCTCTTATA